AACCGGACAGTATTGAAACCTGAACTCTGCTTTTCCTGGACCTGGGATTGTACCGCAAGAGGAAAAAAACGCGGTTGCGGTTCGTGAGAAACCTTCAATGAGCTCTTTCGACGCCAGTAACCAAATGTCGCCAAAGAGAGCATGTTCTCCCGGCAATATGATGATTGCGTCAGGCCGCTACTCTCCCATGAGCGGATGTGTTCCTGCCAATATTCCTGCTTGGCCGACCGATTCTTGCTATGCTCTGTTTTCATTGTGCCCTCCCGTGGTCTGGTTTGCCACAATGAAACAGATTGTTAACGATATGAAAAGATGGCGTTTGTTGAGCGCTTACACAAATACGCCTGAGTTTTTTGTCCTTGATTATTTAGCAAATCTATTGATTTGATATTTAATAATTCAAACAGATACAGTGAATAATCGCCTTCGCTGTAAAACTCTTGAATCATACCATCGGGTTCTGTGACTTTTATGTCAACTTCTTTACCCTTAATATAAGTACGTCTAATCTCATATTCTTTATCATTAATATCAATTACCAGTACAGCATAATTACAACGATTATAAATATCTTCTCTAAAAATACAAGGATAGCCTAAGCAGTAAGCGATGGTCTGAATTATGGGTGTTTTTCCACAACTTGTTGGCCCGTACAATTGTGTAATATGGGCACCGAAACACATAACATCAGTAAACCAACCATCTTTACCATTAGGAAATATCTGTAGGCTTTTGAGCTTCATCAAAGTACCGTTTTTAGTTTATTTGAAACACATATATTTCTGTATGCAATTCTGATTGCAGCTAGATTTTGAGACAACTCAGAGTCGGTATCCATTGCATACTTGACGACTCGTTTTCCCAAATCAGTAATACTCGCTCTACCTTTTCGGTTATTGATTTCTATCAGATTGGCACGCTCAAGAAAAGTAATAGCTTTAACTGTCCTCACTCTTAGGTTAGAAGACCACCCAATATGTTGTTTCGATTTTTTAAATGCAGGCATACTCAATTGAATACTTTCGCCAACAAGTTGCCCTATTTGAGAGACAATTGGTTTTCGCGTTGAACCAACCATTGTCAATATTATCAAACAAATTAGTGGTAACTGAAATAAAGCCTCATTGTCCAAAACTTCCGAATGACTCCGTTTAGGGATGGACGATAGATCCACAGGTATGACTATATCTTTGTTCGAAATTTTTGCAAAAAACTCTTTATAGTTCATGAAGACTTCACCCTTACTAATTCAGAAAAGAGACCCCCAATTAGGATTTCATGAGTTAAATCGTATTTCAAGTTGGAACTCTCAAGATCATTTAACAATTGATCCACAAAAGGTTGTAGCAAAGATATTCTTAAAGAATTGTAATGATTCAAGTGGGTTTCAAAAACATGTCGGACTCGATCTTTTATAGCTTTTAAATGGAGCTCATGTATCTCGTGCCTGCTGTTCATTGTCCAAATATCCCACCTAGCTTTACACTTTGAACAAAACTCGATTATATTTGGATCTGCATTAGCTTTCTCTAGAGATCTTTGAATAATTGAGATTGATTTGATAGCTTTATCATCGCCACTAGAAATTAAAAGATTATAAGCTTCCTTTGATATACTTAGTATCGACAGAAGGTCGTCAATAGAAACAGCTGCTTCAGACTCTATTGTAGCTGGAGTGATATTTTTTATAATTCCACTAGATTTTTTATTTATCAAATGAAGAAGCTTGATGAGTATTTCTTTTGCTTCTAAGTGACCAAGTTCAACCTCACTATACTTGAAAATTGATTTTTTTGCATATGAATCAAAATCATCATTATCCAATTTTACATATTGCACGTCTGTATGAAATTGAAGCTTTTTGAGCTGCTCTTTTATGCTCTCTTCCGACAAATCATCTTTTAACTCTTTACAAAAACATGCATTGAAAACAGCTAGTAGATCTTTGCTATGTTTATTTTCATATTTATTTGATTCTATATCATCTACTAAGGATTGCAGATTTTGATCTATATGGATATTGGTCTGGAATATTACGTTTTCACAAGCCTTCTCAAAAACAACAGTATGCAACAATAATTTACCGACAAAACTGCTTTTTATAGCATCGATTTTTTCATCACAATCTTGATTTCCTCTAGATTTCAAGCCCAAAAGGTCAAAAATTTTCCATTGATAGTTTACGGGGGATTTGGTTTTGACCTGATAAAAAATGTAAACAAAATCCGTTCCCTTCCGTTTCCTTACAACAAAATCATCATGGAGATCACAATAAACTCTGTCTATCTCCTTACCCTCCAGAATTTCAAGAGATGCAATTGCTGCTGAACGTATTTGAGCGCCGAATCTTGCTAGAGTATCTCGACCTGACTGCTCTCTAGGTTTTTTTGTACTCAACATATAAATATTCTCTCAAATTCGAATAAGTAACTCTAAAGTAATCAAAAAATAACTCATAAAATGAATAAATTGGGTCAGAGTAAAATTAATCCAACCTGAATTTATTTTTACTCTGACCCAATTTATTCCACTTCCTTTCCCCGCATGGCAATGATTGGGCCAGGTCCCTTTTTCCTTTTTGCCGATCAGGAATTTCTTAAACAATGTTCTACCATTTTATAGTCTATTCCCCATCTCTCGGTGCACATCTCATATGTTGCGTTCTTCGGTCTTCTGCTGATCTCGCTTCTCGCATGGGTTTGCGTGCGGATGCAATGTTCAGACATCTCATAGTCCGCTCGCCATTTTTCCTGGCATGCTTGGCTAATCTCGTCTATTGGGGCTCTTAGCACTGAGTGCATTGCTTTTGACTGTTTTTTTATGCAATGCATGACCATTTTGCTGTCACTACCCCATTTACTTCCGCAAAAGCTGTGGATGTCATAGAGTTCCACTCTTTTGTTTGGTGCTGCCTTTATCTCTGTAGAGCCATCGAAGGCAAGGAGGGCTAAGAGGAATAGAGCGATTAGGGTAGGAAATTGTTTCAAGATGAAGATTCTCCGTTGCGGTGATTACTGTTGTCACGGCCATTTGGCTGCCGGCCATCTATATCTTGTAATCTTTTGTTATTTAGACGGATACTCTGTAATCCGTTGTATTTTTATTTGTTGTTTACCGATTTACTTTCTGATGATGCAGCCAATATATTTGCCGAAGCCCGTTTTTTTAACCATTCCCTGAACTCCGGGTAGTCATGGGCGAATCTTGCCTTGGCTGCTTCCCAGTAGTCTATCCCGTCATCCTGTTCATTGATCCAGGCGGCCATCTCCTGCATGCTTTTGTTTGGAAGGTGGGCATGGACTGTTCCGTTTTTTGGTCTTTCTTTTTCTTCTCCGATCAGCCAAGCAATAGTGACGTTGCATGCGGAGCTAATTTTCACCAAATTTCCTAGGCCTGGCTCACTAGTACCTCGCAAATATTTCCTCAAGACACTTTCAGACACTCCACACATGATTCCAAAAGAGCGCAATGAACCATCTCCAATAAGCTCTTCCAGGCGCGTTATAAAGTTTTTTTCATATTTCATTACAGCTATATATATCCTAAAAGAAGCGCGCGCACAAAAAGACGTTGCAATGCGCACAATAGAGCGCTATATCTTTACGCAACAATGGTTAACAAAAAATCCACAACAACACGGAAGCCGACATGACCGCATCTGTCAAAAATCTCACTGATCCGGAAGAGATCATTCATGAGTTTCTGATCAAAGACAGCCGTTACGCCATTTCACGATTCGCGGATAACAGCGGCTTTTCCAGGCCCTATATATCGCAACACATTCACGGTCATCGGAAAAACCGTCAGCTGCTCCAGATGATGGCCGACCACCTAGGCTGCGGCATTTATGGTGTTATGCCCAACAAAAAGATGATCGGAAACTGTTTGCATAACAAGAGCGGCAATATGGCCGGAACTGGCCGAAGGAAGGAATAAAAATACCCGTCCCCCGAACGCAATTCGGGCGCTGTAGGTGGCACTACGTATCCTAGCCGAGGGGGGCGGGTTTCCGCAAGAAAAAACGGGTGGGTGGCACTTTGTATCTATCTGTAAACACAAGTCTGTTTAATGGAGGAAGTGGTGATTGCCAAGGATATGAAACTCCCCAGGTCGTATGAGGTGATGGCTGCGGTGCTGCAGCATGGCGACGCAGTGGAACTTGCGAGATTGCTTTCGTGCTCTCCGCAGTTGATCCGCTCGTGGTGTCGGGCCCCTGAAACTGAAGACGAATTCTCTACCGGTAAGTTCGGGCCACTTGATCGGCTGCGTACCATTATCGGCATGGTGCGTGAAGATGATGGCATACCTGATCGGGCCTATCCCATTGGCCGGTATGTGGCCGGGTTGCTCTGCGGGGTATTCGTGCCGATGCCGCAGGTGGCGGTCGAGCCGGATGCCCAGGTGATGCAACGAGTGTCTGAAGTGATGCTTGAGACGGGGGAAGCGATCGAGGCCACGAGGAAGGCATGGTTCGATAACACTCCCGGTGAGATCACCAATCGGGAGCGGTCGATCTGTGTTGCCGAGATCGATGATGCGATCGGATCGCTTGTGCAGTTGCGACGCTGGATCGAGTCGAAAGCGTTAATCAGCAGGTAAGGCAATGGCCCTGCAGGAACTCACCGATATCGATTACGCGATTCATATCCTCGATATGACCATTGCGGATCTGTATAAGCGCAAGGCGGCGCTTGAAGCGTTGCGGCCGAAACCGGCTGTTACGCCTGCCAAGAAAAAGAAGCTGCCTGACCCTCGTGTATTGCGCGGTGAGCGAAAGCCCAGGGATGAATAACCATGAACCGGGAGGGTGAGATGGGCAAGGCAATAGATCTGTTCGAGTCGGTGTTTGCTTCCGCTTCAGTTGGGGATAAGCGGAGCCGCGAATTTAAGGAAGGGGTGCGTGCTTCACTCGAGAATATGGAAGGTCTTGGAAAACTTGGCTACCGGATGCGTCGTTGTCCGTATACCGCCGGGACTGCATCTTTCGACGCCTGGTTTGCCGGGGTCCGTGAAGGAAAGAAGATGTGGTATGTGCGCCAGGCCATCGATCGGCGTAATGGGCGTAATAGCGCCGACGTATCTGCCAACAACTGAACAAAATCTGCATTGTCAAGCATGGAGGGCTGATGGTCATGGGTGTTTCAGTAGAGATCATCCTGGATGGGAAGCAATACACGACCGGCATCAAACCGGATATCACGGCAGGAGAGATGGAGCAGACGATTCATGACGCGGCACTGGCTGGGAAATTCCTTTCCCTTGGTATGGGGGAAAACTCTCTTTTGCTTCTGTCGCCGTCGGCCATCCAGCGTGCGGCGTTTTTCATCGAAGAGTGGGCGTGATCATGTTGAAGATTATCAGGTGAAGGTGAGGCTCTGGTCACTGCGGTGGCCTGAGCCTTTGGTGTTTTGGCTGGTAATGATCGGCTTTCGTCACCGGCTATTGAGCAAATGGGGTGAAGGTATGAGCGAAAGAACTGTGGTGACCTGTGTCTATTGCGGACATGAGTATCCTGAAGGAACACCTGCGGCAAAGCATGAATTGCTTACCGCACACATCAAGGTCTGTGAGAAGCATCCAATACGAAAGGCAGAGAAAAACATTGAGAAGCTGCGTTCTGCATTGGCAGGGTTGATCAATGTGGAGACACCTGAGGATCTTGATCGGCTGGAGAGCATTCTGCGTGTCACTCATGCGCCGGAATCGGACAAAATTGCAGCACTGAACGCAATAGACGCTTTACGGACGACTGCTGCTTGAAGGCATCGTCAGGCTTGGACTTTCTGGAAATGGAGCGATTTAAGGATGAGGACGATAAACCCATATAAACAATTTCAGGGAGCGTTCCTGCCAAACGCAATAATGGAGTGTCTGGAGTTGTCGCAGTCGGCCAAGCTGATGTGGGCCAGGCTGGCTCAGTATGCAGGAAAGGACGGGAGATGCTTTCCGTCAATCGAGCAGCTCGGGGACGATATCGGTTTGTCACGGTCAGCCGCACGCAAGGTGTTGGCTGAGTTGCAGGAGAAGGGATTTATCCTCGTTAAGCATGCCATCGGCAAAGATCGTCTTATGCATAAGACCAGCGAGTATTTTTTCCTCGAACATCCAGTGTTCCATGAAAGGAAAAAAGTGCACTCCGGAGAGCCCGAAATTGGACCGTCCGTAGAGTGTCAAAAAGTGCACTCCGGAGGGCCCGAAATTGGACCGTCCTTAGAGGGTCCAAAAATGGACCGTCCAATAGAAGAGAATCAGTTAAGAGAATCAGATAAAAATATATTGTGCGATTGCGATCACACTTCATTGCAGAAAACAACATCCAAGTCTGCACCGGTTGGTGCAGAGCGCACACAAAAGGCAGCCAATTTTTGTACCCAGTCGTTTGATGCATTCTGGGACGCCTTTGCCGATAAGCGAGGACGGACCCCGGCTTGGAATGCATGGCGGAAGATCAAGGGGCTCAACCGCGAGTTAGCCGGAAAGATCATTGCCGGTGCAAAGCGATACGCCGAACAACGACCTGTCATCCTTGCCCGTAACGGTACGCCGAAGATGGCGCAGGGATGGCTTAATGACAGACGATGGGAAGACGAAGGCGAAGCGATAGCGGCTACTGCCGGTCCGGTGATGAGCAAGGACCTCAACGACGCATTCGCGAGAGTTCTGGAGGGATGCGATGGACGCGTATGAACTGCTGAACAAAGACGAGATGACGATTCTCAAGAAGCATTACGAGCTGGTCAAGGACTGCACCAGCAAGGAACAGACAGAGAAGATGCTGAAGGCGTTGGGCTGGACTGAGAAGCAGAAGCGGTTCGTGCTCCGGCTTCATAACCGGTTGAGGTCGAATGGGTTGTTCATTGTCGGCCAGTATCCCTCTGGTTCGCTGCGGTTCGGTGTGAATGGCAAGTCTGTTTCCGCCATGATTATGGAGCTGTCGGACGAAGACTTCACGGCTTATCGCAAAGGATTGCTGAGGATTGAGAACGGCAGGATCTGCAGAACGGAGGCAGCATGCCGGTAAAGACAAAGGTTGTATGTCGTGGTTGCCGGACGTCGACGAGTAATGCCTCAGGCTATTGCGATGCGTGTCGTGATCAGGCTGGCACAAAGAGGAGAACCAAGAAGGGTGATCCGTTCTACTGGTCTCCTCAGTGGCTGAGGTTTCGGGATTGGTATCGAAAGAAGAGCCCGCTGTGTGAAGAGTGCAAGGCCGATGGCAAGCTAGTGCCGATGGATGTGGTCGACCATATCGTCGAGCTCAAGGATGGCGGCGCACCGTTGAGTGAAGACAACGTGCAGTCTCTTTGCAGTCATTGTCATTCAAAGAAAACGGCTCGGGCAAAGCGAGAAAGGGAGGGGCTATGTGAATCTCCACCAACTTCACCTGCTCAGCCGTTCGGCAGTCAAAATCTCCCGCTGGCAAAATTGGGGAGGGGGGGTATTGAGAAGGGAGGTAGTCATGAACAGGGGTAGAAAACCTGTCCCGGGTAAGATCCATCAACTGCACGGCACCTACCGTGACGATCGGCACGGTAAGGAGCTCCATGCCGAGACCATTCTACCGGATCCGCCGGAGCGGTTGCCGGAGATCGGCAAGATCGAATGGCGGCGCCTGGCTGCCGAGCTGCACAAGATCGGCATTATGTCGGCCCTGGATGTCACGGCCCTGGAGATGTACTGCACGGTTTTTGCGCGCTGGGTCGAGGCGGAGAAAGAGCTCCAGGAGGATCCCGGGCGCGGCATTATCTCCACCCCGAATGGCTATGCGGTGCAAGGGCCCTGGCTGCAGATCTCGAACAACTGCATCAAGCAGATGCAGAGTTTGTCGGCTGAGTTCGGTTTGACGCCTGCGACCAGGGCGCGGATCCGCTTCATCGAGAAGCAGCCGAAGCAGCTCGACCTCTTGGATCTGCTCGACGAGCTGAGCAAGGCAAAGGCCAAGGTCGCGAATGGATGAGGTGCATCCGATGCAATATGCCGAGGATGTGACAGCCGGCAGGATCGTGGTCTGCGAGTGGGTGCGGCTTGCAGTCGAGCGTCACCTTCATGACCTCGAACATGGTCATGAGCGCGGGCTATGGTTCGATGAGGAATCGGCCTGGAGGATCATCATTTTCTGCCAGGTCTGCAAGCACTACAAGGGCGAGTTTGCCGGGCAGCCGTTTGCTCCGGAGCCGTGGCAGATGTTTTTCTTGTGGGTGTTGTTCGGCTGGCGCCGCGAGGATGGTACCCGGCGGTTCCGGACCGCGTATCTCGAGATCGCCAGGAAGAACGGCAAGACCTTTCTCGGGGCTGTGATCGGTTTGTATCTGACCTATGCAGACGGTGAGGCTGGAGCCGAGGTCTATACGGTGGCGACCAAGCGGGACCAGGCCCGACTCTGCCATGGTGATGCGGTGCAGATCGTGAAAAACTCTGCGCCGCTACGTAAAATCTTCACCGTGCTCCGGGACAACCTGAGTGTGGATATCTCCGCCTCGAAGTTCGAGCCGGTCGGTCGTGACTCCGATTCGCTTGACGGCCTGAACGTCTCCGGCGCGATTATGGATGAGCTGCATGCCTGGAAGAATCGGGATCTGTGGAGTGTAATTGATACGGCTACCGGTGCTCGTCAGCAGCCGCTTATTGTTGCCATCACCACTGCTGGTTTCAATCGGCAGACGGTGTGCTGGGAACAGCATATCCACCTGAAGAAAGTTTTGGCCGGCCAGGTAGAGGACGACGCTTATTTCGGCCTGATCTTCTCCCTGGATGATGAGGCCGAGCTCGACAAGGAGGAGGCCTGGATCAAGGCCAATCCGAATCTCAATGTTTCGGTGAAGCTTGCCGATCTGCGGCACAAGGTTCTGCAGGCGAAGTCGATGCCGGCGCAGATGAATGCGATTCTTCGGCTGCGGTTCAATATCTGGACCCAGGCGGAAAAGCGATGGATCCACCCGGACAAATGGGCCACATGCGGCAAGGTGGAAGTGCGGGAACAGGACTTGGCAGGCCGCTCATGCTATGGCGGCCTCGACCTGTCGTCGACCACCGATATCTCATCGCTCATTCTGGTCTTTCCGCCGATCGAGGAGGATGAGCCGTATAAAGTGCTCTGCCGGTTCTGGATTCCTGAGGAGTGTATTGTCGAGCGTTCGCGCCGGGATCGGGTGCCCTATGATGCCTTCCTGAGGGCCGGCCTGGTGGTTGCAACTCCCGGGAACGTGATCGATTACTCCTGGATCACCAAGCAGATCTCGGACGATGCCGAGAAGTTCGAGCTGCAGGAAATAGCCTTCGACCGCTGGGGCGCTACGAAGGTGATCCAGGATATCGAGGAAATGAACCTGCAGGTGGTTCAGTTCGGCCAGGGCTTCGCCTCAATGTCACCGCCGATGAAAGAGCTCGAAAAACTGGTGATCAGTACTAAGATCGCTCACAGCGGTAACCTGGTGCTGGCCTGGATGGCAGACAATGTGGTCGCGGTCCAGGATCCGGCCGGCAACATCAAGCCGGACAAGTCAAAGTCAATTGAGAAGATAGACGGCATCGTCGCCTTGATTATGGGGCTTGATCGAGCTCTGCATGGTCAGATGCCTATGAAGTCTGTTTATGAAGAGAGGGGGCTGCGGGCAGTATGAGAAGCGATTATCTTGAGGTATCTGCCGTTGCAACAAGGCTGAATGTGTCGGCGCATACGGTATATAGACTCATCCAGCGGAATAAGCTGGAGTCGGTCAATGTTGGCAATAAAAAGGCTATAAGAGTACTTCGGTCATCACTTGAACGTTTCGAGGAAAACCGAAAAAGTCAAAGCTTGATATCTGTTATTTATTAAGATAGTTAGCAATAAGTTTGTCAAGCATTAACCTTGCGTTCAAGCCTAATTGGAATATAGTATCTGTAAAAGCCAATATGTTATCTGGAATGAAAAGATATTAGATCTTTTGTTAATATTGGCTTGAGTAATATTGAAATGCGTACCATGCTACTCCTATATAGGTCCAATAGTTTGGCCAAGTTTTCATTATGTATTCTTTTTCATCATCACCATAAGAAAAATAATGCCTGTCTGCTTGATATGAATAGAAATGATATATTGGATTGGTTCCAGGAATATTGCTCGAATAAACATAACAGGTAACGCCAACGTACTGCCAGTGCCATGGCCAAGTTTTCATTATATAATTTTTCTCGTCTTCATTTATAGTGTAATAATGATTTTCATTAGACGGGGCATAAAAATGATAAAGTGGTGTTGTTCCAGGTTTTGGATTCAAGAAGGCATACCAGACAGGAGCAACAAATTCCCAGTATTCAGACCAGTTGTCTATAATGTAGTTCGTTTCATCTTCATTACCAGTGAAATAATGGTTTTCATAAACAGGAGAGTAGAAATAATTAATTGCTTTCAGAACGTTGTCGGATATGAGCCATGCTGAAAAGCGCTCTAATGGGATATCGCCAGACAAATAAATAGCACCGTCAATTGTGGAAGATTCTGAGTAAGATGTATACAATAGAGGTTCTTTAGAATAAGTACCGATGGCTGTATAATTGATAGGAGTTAATTGCCCAGACCATGAATAATCAGTAACTGTATAGCCAGTAGAGATAGCATATGATCGATATGAAAAAGTTAACCCAATCGCTTCTCTTTCTTTTTCAGTATAATAAGCTTCATTAATAATTCCTTCATCATTTACGATAGGAATTCCTTCATCGCTCCAATCGGGAGAGAAGACATCACCTAATGGAAGCACGGCACGAATCAGATCATCCAGGTCATTTTTGGTTGCAAATCTGAAATTATTTTCTTTTGCCCACGACTTGATTTCATTATATGACCTGTCTAAAATGTTTGGGTTGTCAAGGTCTAGCCAAATTCTTGGATCGCCTTCAATTTGAAAACAATCAAGACCGTTAACTGTTGCCTCCACAATAGGCGAATTCAAAGGAACTCGCTCAATTTTATTAAATTTAATAAAACTGGAAACAGAACCTGCATTGCCGGATATCTCACCATAATCACTTTTGCTATCATCTAGATACATTTCTAATTCCAAGGTGGAGTACTCATCAACTCGTTGATATATTTCTACTCCTTCATCTAATAATTCATAGTGCCAATCCAGGTAGGTTGTTGTTCCTGTTGGAGTAACACAATATGTATCAATGAAACCAACCAGGAACGGTGCAATTACATACAAAGCATCATCGCCAAAATCAAATTCATGAGATCCGCTATCTATTGTCGATGCTATAGAGCCATCCATGTTGTATATATGCATGACAGTGCTTTCATCATCATAGGTTATGGTGAATAATTCATAACGTTTTCCTATGTCATAGCCTTCCCCAATATTGTCAGTTTTCTCAGACAATGTTCCGTAAATTGTTTCAGTGATGATTTTTGAGTTAGCATTGTTATGGTGATTAATGACAGATATAATGATCAATAGTAATGTTGTTTGAATGGCCTTCATAGTTCTTGCCTCCTTCTTACTTAAAATGAATCCAGTCACTGATTATTTTATGTTGATCAAATATGCTATCAAAAATTGCGTTTTCGTCTGCAATTCATTGATAATTAATTATTATTCTTCTGTGTGTGTTTGATTAGAGCGATACTCTTTATAGATAAGTCAGAATATCAGCATTAGGAGACTAGGAAAAACAACATGGCTACAGTTGTTAAGTTAATGTGGGCAGATTTAAATTCAAGTTGATTGCTTTTCTTGCTGTTAGCTGATTATGCTACTGCTGTCTCTGGCCTTTTTTTTGGGGTATTTTTAATATTATATGGCGTTAATGTGCGTGATAACAATGCCACAAAGTGGCAGCTGCATTCTGATTAACAAGTTGCGGAATGTTTAATATCAACAAGCTACTGTAAAATTTGTTGTATTTGATAGGTGCTTGCAAAGATATTTCGATATTTTTAATTCGTGCTATCTCGTCGGGATCGGGTATCGTATGACGCTTTTCTGCGGGCCGGGCTGGTGGGTGACCGCCACTCCCGGAAATGTGATCGATTACTCCTGGATCACCAAACAGATTTCAGATGATGCCGAAAAGCTCGAGCTGCAGGAGATCGCCTTCGACCGCTGAGGCGCTACGAAAGTGATCCAGGACATCGAGGAAATGAACCTGCAGGTGGTCCAGTTCGGCCAAGGCTTCGCCTCAATGTTACCGCCGATGAAAGAGCTCGAAAAGCTCGTGATCAGTGGCAAGCTGGCTCATGGTGGCAACTTGGTGCTAGCTTGGATGGCAGACAACGTGGTCGCGGTTCAGGATCCTGCCGGCAACATCAAACCGGACAAGTCAAAGTCAATTGAGAGAATAGACGGCATCGTCGCCCTGATCATGGGCCTTGATAGAGCCTTGCATGGTGAGATTCCTATGAAGAAATCAGTTTATGAAGAAAGGGGGCTGAGAGTCGTATGAAGGGCGAATATTTGGAAGTTTCCGCCGTCGCTATAAGGCTAAACGTATCCGCACATACGGTTTACAGGCTTATCCAGCGGAAGCAATTAGAGTCGGTCAATGTCGGTGACAAAAAGGCAATCAGGGTGCTCCGGCCCTCACTGGAACAATTTGAGAAAAATCGAAAAAGTGAAAGTATAGCGTCTGTCAGTTTTTAAGATAGTTTCTCACAGATTTGCCAAGGACTCTTTTAAGCCTAAGGCTGATACGGAAAAGATCTTGAACCTGCTTGTAGGCAGTATCGTGGTATTTCAGTCGCATTAACACAGAGAATTGATAGTATCGCCAGACTGTCTGTTAAACACAGTATGAAAATATTTTGCATTTCAAAAAAATAATATTGATTATGCTGAAGATCTTTGTACGCCTACATATCTGATATCGATCTTTTTTAGAGATGATAGATATGTTATTCATGTCCTAGCACGATATGTGCCACATAGTAGGATTGAACATTCTTTTAAATTGTCAATAATAGAACTATATGAGACATGCTTGCCAGCTGGAGCGGTAAGCCTTGGGGTGTTGAAATTTAATAGCCGGGCTTCCTGCTAGGAAGCCCGGCTTTTATAATGATACACCCGTTGTTATAGCCCTGAGATTCGTTATGGTCTTATAACACAATGCAATTCTATCGTATCAGTTCCTCTCCTAAGCAAAAAGGACATGGGAATGAACCGACAGAAAAAAAATGCAGTATTGGTAACTCGTTCTTTTCTTCGAGTAGTACCCTCTCTTGCTTCCCTTTCCTGGGGGCATCTTCACAGCAAAGATCTGCCATTGTACGGCCGGTTATCACGCGCACCTCCGAAATCCATTACACCATTCATCCTGACAAGCAAAAGTGGCTGAAAGGACATATAGAATTCATTCTCTGTTCTCGGGGGGGACGATATGAAAACACGTATATTGACAATTGGCCCATGTTTAGCAGCGATAGTGTTTTTATCTTTGTTCAACGTTGAATCGATCTCGGCAAAAGGTCCGGGAAATGGTGGAAAACCTGGTGGCGAGACAGCCGGAAACAATTTATCATTTCCGGTTATCTGGTCGGAGGGTGTAGCAAAAGCCCTGCCAGGCACTCCAGACATGGTTCCCAGCCTAGAAGGCGAATGGTGGTATCAATGGGGGACCAACGGAGAGGACCCGAACATAGTTCCTGCCAGTTGCCCTCATGATCCCGATGAGATTAACCCTAGCCTCAATCCCGAGTCATTGCCTTTGTGTAATGATGGGGTTCCTAATCAAGTTATTCATGATGATGAACATATTGCAGGAAAGATAGCAGCAGATAACCCCATGCCCCTCGCCAAAGCATATATTCAAAAAGATTATAATAATATCTGGCAGGCTGGCCACCAGGATTGGAGTGGAGCACAGGTTGATGTCGACTGGATTGACTGGGGAGACAACCTGGAATCCGTGGATTGGTATACTCGATCACAGGTCCGGATCGAAGTGGTACTTTTCAAGGATCTTTCGAGCCCAATGACAGAATATGAAATGCGACATGTGAGTGGTTGGGGGATTGACGAAGTCCATGGACTGGCAACGGAGCGTAATGGAGAAGTACTCACGAACCCAGGGAATAAAGCGACAGTATACTCACCTTGTGCACGGTTAACTATACAGAAGCTGCTCGTCCAGGATCTTAACGAATTACCTGATCTTACTTGGCAAGGAGAAGATATTGGATGGACGAGTGACGTTCCTGGCGTTATTAATACGCCCATATATAACATGGCCGTCTATGAGGGAGGTGACGGTCCAGGTTATTACTCGGCAGAGATTAACGTTAAGGGTCGTGTCATTTATGGCTATACCTGGAACGTCCGTAACTTAAACGATCCGATAGATGGAACTGCCGCCGGATATTACCGAATTACTTTCAGTCTTGATGAGACCTGTCCGACAGTAATCTGCAACACATCTCTCGGGAATGCATCTATTCTTCTACCTTTAGAAGAAGAAATGGAGATCGCAGCGTTATCGGTTGACACAGTCAGCACTGAGAGTGGTGGTGCGGAAGCTGTGCTAGATACGATAAATAATTTGACATATATTGACGTCCACATTCTCGAACAAACCGGAGGGGGGAGAAGGTAAAAATTAGGATCTCAAGTACACCCAACCCGTTTTTTTGTGGAAGCGTGGTTCATACACCGCAACAACATATCTCGCCAAATGATACTATAAAATCGTGACGCTCGCATATTCCGGGCCAGCGTCACGATTGAGGTAGGTTGAAAAAAGTGGATACCAAAGAATAGCCCTTTGCTTTATTCCCGAGTTTATCCCCGAGGGGATGCTCCGCCATTTACTCTTCGCTATGAAGGCCAATTAACATAGTCATCTCAATTGTATTCTAGGCGCAGCTCTCTGTTTCTTTTACCTGTCTGTTGTCTCTAGGAGCCAGAAATGGAGTGTAATCCGTTCCTTCTGACCGATCATTTATAGGTCTTCCGGCATTTTATGCGTTTTGACTGACCACTCAACAAAATGAAATGTTGTGTTTTCTTATTGATGTCTGTGTTGTGAAGTTCGTATCTTATAGAAAGATTATATCCTGAGGGATATAGCATATGAAAAAGGACCTGGAAACAGGTCAAGTTCGTCTGACACTGAACCCTATCTTTTTGTTGCAGTCTCAATTTTCTCAATTTGTGCAATTTTCTCAATTTTAGCAGTCCACCTTGTTGACCATTGCCTTTGTGGTATAGGCTCGCCCCAACATCAACCGAAACAGGTGATTATGGGCGAGCTTATAGTTCTCAATACATCCAATGACGGAAAAGAAGAAAAGACAGCTGGAGGCGTGCAGGTTCTCAACTCTGCTGATCTGGCATTTCTGATTTCCAGTAGTGAGACCAGTGCTGGTGTCAGCGTTAGTATATCCTCTGCCATCCGGATGGCCACGGTCTGGGCCTGTGTACGGTTGCTGGCCGAGTCTATCGCCCAACTCCCCTGCCATGTCTATGTGAAAAATCGGGATGGTTCGAAATCCCGGGTTACCGATACGGCTCTTGCTGAGCTGCTTTCCTTTTCGCCGAACGGTTGGATGACACCGTTTGAATATACCGAGTTCATGATCACCTCGCTGGCGATGCGGGGCAATCATTACGCCTTTAAATCACTCAACAGCAAAAGTGAAGTTCTTGAGCTCATCCCTTTTCAGCCCGGCAGCGTGCGGGCAGAACGTAGGAAGTTGAGTGATATCCGTTATCACATTACCATTGATGGCTCCCCCCAGACCTTCAGCCAGGATGAGATCACCCATGTTCGCGGTCTGACTTTTGACGGCTTCATGGGTGTCTCGCCTGTTACCCATCACCGGGAGACCATTGGCCTGGCCATGGCGGCCGGGCAGTATGGCGCGCGGTTGTTCAAGAACGGGGCGCGGCCTTCAGGTGTTATCACCATGCCGAACGAGATAAGTGATAACGCTTATGAACGGTTGCTGAAAAGCTGGAACGAGAAATACGGCGGGGCCAATATCGGCAAGACCGCCATCCTCGAGCAGGGCGGTGATTTCAAGACCATCTCCATGTCCAACGAGGACGCTCAATATCTCGAGGTCCGGCAGTTCCAGCGGACCGAGATCTGTTCGATCTACCGCATCCCGCCACACATGATCGGCGATCTGACAAAGTCGAGCTTTTCCAACATCACCCAGCAGTCGCTGGAGTTCGTCAAGTACACCATTCTGCCCTGGTGCCGCCGGGTGGAGATGGCCATGCATCGTGATCTGATGACCCCGGCCGAGCGTAAGCGCGGCATGTTTGTCGAGTACGTGGTCGACGGCCTAGAACGGGCCGATATCCGTACCCGCTATGAAGCATATAAGACCGGGGTCAACGGTGGCTGGTTGTCGCCGAACGAGGTGAGAAAGAAAGAGAACATGAATCCTCGTCCTGGTGGAGACATATACCTGGCGCCGCTCAACATGGTCGATTCATCCCAGGGAATGCCAAAGCCGGAAAAGCGGCTGATCAAGGCTGCCGAGTTTAAAGGGGTCGAATCCCGGGAAGCGCTGCGCCTGAAATTCAAGGACCGGTTTAACAAGATTGCCGCCCTGGTGGTGAAAGCCGAGACCGGCATGGTTCGGACCATCATTGAATCGCAAAAGTCGGTACCGGAAAACATCCAGGAGCAGCTCGATGATATCTACAGCCAGTTTCCGGCCAGGATTGAATCGTCTTTCCGGGCCTTGGTCAGGGAGTATGGCGTTGCAGTGCGGAAAGCGGCCCTGAGTGAGGCCGAGAGTGATAACGCTGTCGATCCCAATGTTCTCGGTGATTTTCTCGACCAGGTGCTGGAGGCCTTGGCGGTTCGTCATGTTGCCTCGAGTATCGGCCAACTGGCAGCGCTGATCCGTGACACTGATCCGGAGCAGCTTCTTGATGTGTTGGAACAGAGGCTGATCGAGTGGGAAGAGACCCGCCCGGGCAAGATTGCCGAACGGGAAGTGGTACAGCAGGAATCGTCTGTTTCCCGTTTTGTCTGGGCGGCTGTCGGTATCACCCGGCTGCAGTGGGTACGGCGCGGATCCGAGTCGTGCCCGTTCTGTAAGGATCTTGACGGAAAGATCGTCGGTATCGAGGCGCCGTTTGTCGAGCATGGCAACTATCAGCCTGAAGGATATCAGAATTCACCATGGAAGATCCGGGGACCGAAGCTGCACGGCCCCATTCACCGGGGCTGTCGGTGCGTCATCGTCCCTGTCAGGGATTAACGGAGATAGAGGATGAAAATGAAATACATGGCACGGCCCTTTGAGGTCAAGGCGATTGCGGATGATGGGACTTTCGAGGGTTACGGTTCGGTCTTTCATGTAGAGGATTCGTACCGGGATGTGGTTGCCCCGGGTGCGTTCTCCAAGTCACTGGCGGGCTGGAGGGCAAAAGGATCCTTACCGCCGGTGCTTTGGCAGCACAGCAGCGCGCATCCGGTCGGACCCTATCTGGAGATGAAGGAAGATGGATCCGGTTTGTGGGTTCGCGGTCAGCTGCTGAAGGATGATGTGGCCCTGGCCAAAGAAGCCTATGCCCTGATGAAGGCCAAGGCGGTGACCGGGCTGTCGATCGGGTACCGGACCATCGTCGATGAATTTGACCGGGAGACCGGGATCACCACCTTGAAAGAGCTCGATCTGTGGGAGGTGTCGATCGTCACCTTTCCGGCCAATGACCTGGCCCGGATCGAGAACGTGAAGAGTATCACAACCGTTCGCGATTTTGAGGAATTCCTGAGGGAGTCAGGATTCTCGAAGTCTGAGGCGCTCCGTATTGCCTCGAACGGTTTCGAGCGGAGGGAGTCTGCTGCGGAAAATGCGGAGAACAAGAAACTGATTGAAAAATCAATCCACATTTTTGGAGGCTGACATGGCTGAGATTAAGGAGCTGCTGGAAAAGCAGCTGAGCGCTTTCGAGAAGTTCAAGAAAGCAAACGACGAACGGTTGGCCCAGCTTGAGGCAAAGGGCAACACCGATCCGCTCCTCGAGGAGAAGGTCAACAAGTCGAATGAGGAAATCGACAGGCTACAGAAGAGCATTGACGCCATCCTGGTGAAGATCAATCGTCCGGGCGGTACCGGTGACGATGTGCGGGAAGAGGTTGCCGAGCATAAGGCGGCTTTCAAGAAGTTCCTGCGAAAAGGCCAGGATGAAGGCTTGTTGGAGCTTGAGCAAAAGGCGCTCAATATCACCACCGATGCGGATGGCGGCTATGCAATTCCGGAAGAGCTCGATCGCGAGATCCTGACGCTCATGCGCAACGAGTCGCCGATGCGTTCGGTCTGTTCGGTGCGGACCATCGGCGGGGCGCAATATAAGAAGCTGGTGTCGCTTGGCGGTACCTCTTCAGGCTGGGTGGATGAAGATGATCCCCGACCTGAGACCAATACACCCGGGCTGGCAGCTATCACTCCGTTCATGGGTGAGATCTATGCCAATCCAGCTGCGACCCAGCAGATGCTTGATGATGTGTTTTTTGATGCCGAGGGCTGGCTGCAGAGTGAGGTGGCTACCGAGTTTGCCGAGAAAGAGTCGGTTGCCTTCCTGTCCGGCGACGGGGTGAAGAAGCCGAAAGGGATCCTGGCCTATACCAGTGTCACAACCGATGATGCCGCAAGAGCTTTCGGCCAGCTGCAGCACATGGTGGCGGCCGGGGCTGCAGCAGTAACCGGTGATGAGCTGATCACGCTTATCTACATGCTGAAAAAGTCGCTTCGGAACGGTGCCAGCTGGATGATGAACGGCAAGAGTGTGTCCGCCGTCCGCAAGTTGAAGGACTCCACCGGTCAGTACCTTTGGGCGCCTGGTCTGCAGTCCGGGCAGCCTTCCAGCTTGCTCGGGTACGGAATCGCCGAGAATGAAGACATGGCCGATATTGCAACCGGCAATGCCAGTATCCTTTTCGGCAATTTCAAGCGCGGCTATCTGATCCTCGATAGGATAGGCATCCGGGTGCTGCGGGATCCGTTCACCAATAAGCCGTATGTCCATTTCTATACCACCAAGCGGGTGGGCGGCATGCTGGTCGATTCCAACGCCATCAAGATCCTGCAGCAGGCATAAGCTGCGGCTGATACCAATGCCGGGCCGCTTGGCCGGCCCGGATAACCAGAACGGAGAGAGATCATGCTGAAACTACGAATCACCACCGGCTTCAGGTTTGAAGGAAAGCATTATCCTGCCGGTGAGGAACCGGCTGAGCTGCCTGCCCATGTGGCAAAGTTTGCAATGGACAATCGCCTTGCAGAGGATCCCGGAAAAAACCGGGTGACCGATATCGACAAGGCGAGAGAGATGGCCGAGGCCGAAGCGAAAGCCAGGGCGGAAGTGGCTGCCAATAAAAGCAAAGGCAACGCACCTGAGAACAAATGAGACCGGAGCTGACCAAGGCAGAGCTGATCCAGGGGCCGGCTGAGCTGCCGATTTCTGCTGAAGAGATCAGAACCCATCTTTGGACCATCTATCCGGAGAAAACCACGGACGAGTATCTGGAGCTGTTGATCAAGGCGGCTACCAGTCACGTTGAGACGGTTACCTGGCGGAAGCTGGTCTCCCAGAAGTGGCGGTTGTACCTGGATAGGTGGCCAGTCGGCGGCATCGTGCTGCCTTTTGGCTCTGTCGTGTCGGTTGAGATGGTCAAATGGCTTGATGGGGATGGAGTCGACCACACCCTGGTCAGTGGGAGCGATTACCTACCGGCAGTGGTTGGCCCTGAACCTATGGTCATGCCGCTTGGTTCCAGCTGGCCGAGTGGCACCTTGTTTGATGTGGATCCCATTCGGGTGGAGTTCACTGCGGGGTTCGGTTCGAAAGACAAGGTTCCGGAGGACCTGCGCCAGGCTATCCAGCTATTGGCTGCCCACTGGTATGAAGTTCGTGAGGCGGTTGTCGTCGGCACTACGGTCCGCAAGGTGCCGTTTGCGGTGGATGCCCTGATCGGGCCCTGGAAGGTGAGACGCTGGTGATGAGCGGGATTGTCTCCATCGATATCCGTGACGGGATCAGTCCGGAGCTGCACCGGCTGCTGAAGAAGTCCAGGAATCTATCTCCTGCAATGCGGAAGATAGAAGAAACTGTGATGAAGCCTTTGAAGAGGCGAGCCTGGCAGAAGTCCGGACTGCGGGCCGATACCGGGGAGCTCCGTGATGCCGTTGAGACCTGGCACGGCAAAAAGTCCGCAGGTATTTCGGTGCACACCTCCCCGGGTAAGGATCTGGTTATTCCAAAAGCGACGCTACAGACCCAGGGAGCAAAACGGGGACAGTATCGCGGCAAGGACAGGTATAGAGTCCGGCAGCATACCCGGGGCGGTCGAACGATCAAAGCCCACACCAGACGAAATACCGGATCACCGTGGGGCAATGTGAAAGCCAGGAAGTTTATTCCCACTGATCTTGGCACGGCCGGTACCGAAGCTGCTATCAGGATCCTGGAGGAATATATCGATGTTTAATCTTGCCGATCAGGCCCAGGCCATCGTTGACCGGCTTGCTGGGCAGGAGAGTCTCGGCACAGTTGCTTTTATCGAGGATGACCGTGATTCGGAACGGTTCCCGGTAACCATTCCGGCGGCTTTTCTGGTGTTGGATGAACTGGTTCCCGGTAGCGGTAGGCCGGATTCGACCATTACGCCGAGCCTGGTCTGGGCGGTGGTTGTGCGGTCGAGGTCGCTGGTCGGTCCGACCGGGTGTCTGCCGTTGATCGACCTGGTGGCGGATGTGCTGGTTGGTTTCAAACCTCCCGGGGAAGTGAAGGCGCTGCAGCTGGGCAAGGTTGAGTTTTACGACAAGAAGCATGAATCGGTTGCCTATATCGTGCGGTTTGCGAGCGTTGCGGCCGGCAAGAGCAGCAATGCCCTGTGCGGGCGATAGTGAGGTGTGAAAATGGGAAAGAGTAGAACGTTTTACGGCTGCCTGTACCTGGCCAAAGTGGATGACGCGGGGGTGCTGCTGGCAAAGTATCAGGAGTTGGGCGAGGCGTATCCATTGACGGTGACCATTAAGAAGGAGGTGGTGACCATTCTCGGTCGCACTTGCCTTACCAATGGCAAGGTCATTGATTCGAAGGAGAAGCCGGCTGAAACAGGTGGGAGTCTCACCTTGCTCAATTATACCGCGGACAATGTGGCCAAGGCCCTTGATGGTATGGTCAGCACCAGGAGTGTCAGTCAGACCACGTTGACGGCTGAGCCGGTGACGCTTGGCAAGTTTCGGGAGTATGCGGAGATCGGTGTTGAGGATCTCTCTTCCGTGGTGGTGAAGGATGTTACCGATACGACCACCTATACCGCCAATGTGGACTATAGCCTGAACGCGGTCCTGGGACTGATCGCACCACTTGAGGGCGGCGCTATTGCCGAGGATGCGGTGGTGCATGTGACGGCAGCCGGTGCGGCCAACACCGACAGTCGGGTAACTATCGGTTCCGGCAGTTCGGCAAAGTACGCATTGAAGGGCAATCTGGTCGATGACTTCAGCGGCGATTCAGGCAAGTTCTTTCTGCGTAAGGTGCGGGTGGTGTCAAAGGCCGATGTTGTGGTGCTTTCAGCGCCTGATACTGAGCGCGAGGCCCTGCAGTTCGACCTTATTCCGGAGCTTCCGACCGGCCAGACTGATTACGGCTATTTTGACGGCTTGCCGCTGTAACAGGCTGGCTCGACTAAAAACATTATCAACCAGGTGAAGATATGAACGAGCAAATTGAAAAGAAGCCTGCCGAGCGGCAAAAGGTGAAGCTGAAGAAGCCGCACCGTCATGCGGGCAAGGAGTATGAGGCAGGGGCGGAGATTGAGGTAGCCGTCACCGATATCCAGTGGCTCAAGGATCAAGGGGTGATCTGATGGCCGGGACAGTGAAACTTGGCGGGCGTGATATTACGGTCAAGACTCTCACGGTGAGTGATGTCCGTGAGCTCATGGAGCAGATCGGGAAAGACGGGGAAAAGGTCAAGTCCTGGTTCGATCTCGATATTGTCGATCGGATGTTTGATGACGAGGTGCCGGTGGTCGCTGTGGCCAGGGCGACAGGGCTCTCCGTTGCCGAGGTTGGCGGCAACTATGATCCGCAGGAAGTGCGCAACCTGATCGATGAGGTGCGGGCCCAAAACCCTTTCTTTGTGGCGATGATGGAGCGGGTCGTATCCGCCGGAAAAGGCGGTTCGGCAAAAGCGAGTCTGGCGCCATCATCGAAGCCGTCTGCCACCTGATCAGGCTCGGACATCGTGATGTGTGGAACTATCCGTACCCCGTATTCATTGAGACGCTCAAATGCCTAAACAGCTAGAATTCCTTCTTGCCATCGACAATACCAGGTTCAACCGGGCCCTTGACGCCTCGCAGGCCAAGGTGATGGCTGTGGGGCGCAGGATGGCGTCTGGGTTTGATCCGCTGATGGATAAGCTGAAGGCTGTTCGTTCTTCGGCGGCAAACATGGTGGCTGTTGGTGCTGCTGTCGGTGGTGCTGCTGCTCTTGGCGGTTTATACGGCTTTGTCCAGGCTGTCGGGGCCGCTGCAGCTGAATCGGCAGCGCTGGATACGGCGGCATTTAACATGCAGTCCTCTCTTGAGGCTGCCAACCGGCAGTTTGAGCTCGGTTCGGCAGCAAAGTGGGAAGAGGGAATCAAAAGCCTGCAGGCGACTCTCCGGGTCTATTCGGAAACAGAGCTCAGAAACGCCACGGCCAAGACCATCGATATGACCAAGCGGCTTGGGCTTTCCGCAGATCAGATGAAAAAGGTCATCGAGGTGAGCGGCGAGCTCGGTGCCGGCAAGTTTGGCCTGGCCGAGTCAGTGGAACGAACCACTGCGGCACTCAGGGGCGAGGCGGAGGCCTCCGAGGCGCTCGGCCTGACCTTGAACGAGAACTACGTCAAGAGCTGGCATGAAGCAAACAATGCCACTGGCAAGGCCTGGAAGGATCTCACCGATCTGGAGAAGGCCCAGATCCGCTATAACGTCCTGCTCGAACAGGCCGGACCGACGCTCGGCAAGGCTGCAGCCTCGGTTAATACCTATCAGGGGGCGCTTACGCTGGCGACCAACTCTGTCGATGGCATGAAAGTTGCGGTAGGTGAGGCTATCACCAAGAATCAGTTTTTTGTTGAAGGCATGAAAATTGTCTCGCAAGAGATCGATGCCTGGACCGGGAAGATCAAGGCGAATGGGCCGGAGGTTCGTGAGTACGCCAAGGCCACGGCGCTGGCCCTGCTACAGATGGGTGAGGCCGGGCTGACTTCCCTGGATTACATCTATCGCGGCTCCCAGGGGATCGCCGGGGTTTTCCAGAAGACGGCCGCTTTTGCCCTGGATGTCTCCGGCGGCATCTTCAAGATTGTCGAGGCTGGGGCGACGCTCACCGATTTCCTGGGCATCACCACCGGCGCTACCGAGGAGTGGGCGACGGCAGCCGAAGCGGCATTCGGCGCGGCTGATGAATTGGGAGCAAAAGCTGATGCCAACTTTCAGGAAATGCAGGATGGCGCCCCGAAGATCCAGCAGGCCCGCGATGCTTTGAAGCATTTTCGGGAAGAGTTGGAGAAGGTGCCTGCCAATGCTGTGGGTGACATCTCGAAGGAGGCCGATGGGGCGGCTGACAAGACCGACAAACTGACCAATCAAACCAAACAGTATGAACGACAGATGGTCGAGGTAAATGGCGTCTGGAAGGAACAGCTGGTTGCGGTGGAAAAGGTGACGGATGAAGTCGATAAGATCGATAGAAAGCTCGATGCCCTGGACGGCAGAACCATCAACGTCACCGTCCGGGAAAAAATTGCCGAGGCGCACCAGGTCGGCGGCATGATCGGAGCATTGGCCATGAATACCGGCGGGGCGGTCGCCATGCGGAATATGCTCAGCGGTGGACACTTTCCGGGCTTTGGCGGCGGTGACCGGCGCCATGTTATCGCAGAAGATGGCGAGTATATGCTGGATAAATACCGGGTCCGTGACGCCGGGCTGCAGACTGTAAGAGATTTCCATTATGGCCGGTATGGGGCGGTGGTGGAGGCGCTCATGGAGAAGATGCAGGGCGTCCGGAGGCAGTATGGCGGGCTGATCGACAACGTGGTTGCTCCGGTTCGCCAGTATATGCCGCAGCCTCAGGCGATGACTGATGGCGGCTCTGTGGTTGGCGGCAGCTCGATGCTCAAGCATGAACATACGTTGAAAAGCGCTGATGGCATGCGGGCAACTGTCTATACGGACGATCTCAATGCTGACCGGCTGTTCTCAATGCTGCAGCGTGCATTCGTGATGAGCTCATGACGATTTCCCTTGGTTCAATAACGCTCGATGACGAATGGGTATTGCGAGGACTGGAGGCCGACCGGGTTGCTGTCGAGGTGCAGCGCTCCGACTCAGGTATTCAGCAACTGCTGATCGCTCCCATGGTCGGCGGAAGATCGCTGGAGTTGCATGGCCGGCTGACCATGGTGGTAGAAGAACAGGTCCTGGTTCTTTCGGAATCGATGGCGCCGGTGCTGCTCATTCATCCTCGCTTTACCGGCCAGGTGCTTATCACCGGTGAAGCCTTTGAATTTCTTGTTTCCGAACTGGTCGATCCACCGCCGAATACCGAGCGAATCGGTTCGATCTATCTCCTGGAGGTATAAATGACTGCCCCAACCGAAAATGAACTGAAGTTTTTCCACTGTGAGGAGCGCTCGGCGCTAGCCACTAACGGCGGTCGCATCTCCACCACCGAGATAATCTCCGGTGCCATCAATAATGTCTGGCCCCATGTGTTGCGGGCCCAGCGAGAAAATGGTGATACGCTGTTCCGTAAAGTGGCACTGAAGATCCACCAGGACGGCAACGGCAGTCTGGCCTCTGCCGAGTTTGTTATCGATGGGCCGACGTTGGGCGGTGATCGCATAGTGATGTTCGGTGCCACGCCCACCGATACCCAGGCCGATATTGTTGATGGAAATGGTGCCCGGCTGAGCAGTATCCGTTTTTTCTGCGCTGGAGGGTTGGTCAATGCTGTCACGGCGGGAGCGTCGATCATCACCTTTGCAGTAAAAGATGCCGGTGACGCTGATGGTATTGAGGTTGGTGACGATATTCGCCTTACGGATAAGCTCACGCCATCATCGTTGAGCGGCAACGTTGAATACCATACTGTGGCCACCAAATCTGTATCAGGACTCAACATTACGGTGACGACCGTCGATCCCGTTGCCAACGATTATGCCGCCTTCTCCGCCGGATCTGGCGGCAAGGTCGGGGTGGTCTACTCGGCCGGGCAGGTTGCAGCGAGTAACGGTACCATCACCAGGTCATCAGCTGCCGGGACCTTTGATGACGGGTCGTATCCGCTCACCTTTAACAACATGGGGGCAGATGAACATGAGATCTCCATCCTGCATGCCGGGTCCGGCAATTTTACCGCCACCTCCGACCGGTTCGGTACATTGGCAGCAGGTATGATCGGCGCAAACTATGCACCATTGCATCCAACCTGGTCGAAACCACTGGTGACGATAGAGCCGGGATTTTGGGGCGGGACTTGGGCCAACGGGGATACTCTGACCATCCCCTTGCATGCGGCTGCCACTTTTATATGGGAACAGCGCGACGTCCCGGCAGGCTGTGCGCCGCTGTCGAACAACAAGGTTATCCTGGTCAACAGGAGTGAGGGTATCTGATGGCCTATGCCTCTCTTGGTATAACCCTGGTCTCGCCGGAGTCGCTGGCAACAGACTCAGGCGATTGGCTGAAGCTGGTACAGCAGCCATGGCCGGAGCCGCCGGACGGCGGTTTTTCCGAATGGCTGGCGCTCAATGGCTATGGTTACTCACTGGCCACGCTGCAGCTCTATTGGGCAAAGTACAAGTCGCATTGCTACAGCGACGGGGTGCTCGATGTGGAGCTGGAGATCCATAAGTCGCGGCCCGACCTCGCCTATACGCTCACCGCCAGTTATGGCGAGCTGTCGGACATCCGGGTGGATACGGTGGAGCATATTACCTCGATCACGGTCAAAGGCGAGTCGTCCATTGATCTGGAAAGCCTAGTTGTAGGGGCGATGAAGGCCAGCTGGGAGGGCAGTGTTTATGACTTGAGCGGGGCACAGATCCCCTATCCGCCCATCAGTCTGGCGGGGTCCGTCCTTTCATGGGGCGGCATTGGGGTGGTCGGCGTGCTGCGGGTGGCCTACACCGAAGAACATGAGGCGGCAACACTGACCATCACCCCACGAGAGCCTGGCGAATATCTGGACGACGAGATCGAGGCGGCCTACCAGTCGACCGCCATCGCCATCTGGGGCAATGGCAATATTGAAGCGCTGGAGATTGAGCTGCCGAGCATGACCGGCAACTGCCGGGGTGGCAGCAGTGCCAGGATTAACCCTGATGATCCGGACGAGCCGGAGGACGGCGACTGTTATGATCTTTACATCCGCCGGCATCGCTGCACCGGCGAGATCCTCAGCGAGCAGAAAGTGAAGGTTCCATGTCCTGACGAGGCAGATGGCTCATGACGGAGCGCATTCTCCAGACCTTTACCGAGTGGGTTGGGCCTGCTGATCAGTATAGCGCGGAGGAACTCCGTGATATCTGCTGCACGTCTGTTGATCTTGACCCGTGCGCCAAGGTTGGCAAGGTATCACCGTGGGCCGGGTATAGCTCCGAGCCGCCAGCGGATTTGCCGGCGGACCCGTTGCGGCGAGCCGTTATTGTCGAGCTGGTTGGCCCTGATGGAGACTGTGGCGAGAAGCACGAAGAATGGCAAGGGGCCAACAACTGCTGTGAAGGTGTTGAGCCGCTGGCTAAAGATGCTGAAACAAGCGCCACCATTGCCCCCATCAACGGCAGCTTTACGGTTGCGGTCACCGGTGGCAGGACCCCATTGCTCTGGTCGGTGCGCGGCGTTGGTTTTTTTACCGACAGAAACCATAGGTACCGGGATGCCGAGACCACCGGCAGGGGTCTGACGGTCTATACCCAGGACGCCTGTGGCTTTTGCTCTATCGTCGTGTCGGACGGCTGCACCGCGACGGAATTTTTCATTCGTGCCACGGGCGGGGCGTGGGAATATGTCGAGCGCTGTGATTCGTCTGGGTGCCACTATGGCGGCTGGGAGGGTGAGCAGCAGTTTGTCGTGGAACGCGGTTATGAAAGAATCGTCTATGTCACGTCGGTAGGTTGCGTTGATCTCTTTTTTGGCAGCGGGGCTGGAGAGTGCGGAAACCTGTTTTTAGACGAAGTCGAGGGAATTGTCGATCCGGAGGACGCAAGTGAGGTGCTGTGTTTCACAATATTTGCAGGACAACCGCTTTGCACGGCACATTGTCTTCTTTGTGTCAAAATAAAAATCACCTATACTTGGAGCTGTAGCTGATGAACCTTGATACATTTAATACTGGTCAGTTGCAGGATATAAAGGTTTTTCTCGGGCTGTGCAGAGACGAGCGCCTGACCGTCGAGCAGGTGCTTGTGGCGGTTGATCAGCAGCTGCAGGCGAGAATACAGCCTGTAGAACCACGCCTGCATGGCCCGGTCCCAGCTAAGGCCTGCCCCGAAAAAGGGTGCCGTGGGGTGATGCGGCTGGAGAAAAAAGGGGTGGCAGGACAGGAGGAAGGTGTCTGGCACTGTCTTACCTGCGCCTATAGCGAATATGTCGGGGTCGTCTAATGGCGCTGAGTAGCACATTTATCGCCGCCACACTGCCGGCAGGCATTGTGAGTGCTGACCTCTCAGGTGCGGTTTTGCCCCTGCTCTTTTCGAGTGCCTGCGGGACGTCGAACTATGACGCCTCTGCGCTCTTTGATCTTGCCCCCCAGACGGAAGCCGTGCCGAAATATCCGCCGGCATTTTCCACCACGTATGTCAAGCATTCGACGGCGATTAATAGCGGTTACAGTGGTTACATGGCTATTAATCCGGGCTTGAGTTTGACGGGGTCGCCCACCAATTGCTCCTGGTTGTCGTATTCAGGCGTGTTGCTGGCAAAACTGGTCATTGATTACGTGACGCCATTTGTGGCTAAGTCTATCTATCTGGAGGCCTACCACAATTCTGGGACATCGCAGCTTGACAATGCCGTCAAAGATTTTGCGGTGTACGGCTCAAACTCATCTGTAGCCATGACAAATTATAACAATGCCGCAGATACGACTGGCCTGATCTACCTTGGCAGTTTTGAGGCCCGGCGACACATAACCGCAGATGTCTCAGATCCCCAATATTTTGATCTGTCGGGCAACACGACGGCATATCGCTACTATGTGGTCAGAACCTTGACCTCGTTTAGTACAAGCTATGTTGGCATCCGTCACATAGCCTTTCGGTCGGAGCTGTATACCGAGCCATGGCAGCGCATTATCGTCAGGGATGCGGCGGAAAATATCCTCAGTTGCACCATTGAAGAGTGGGACACGGGTCTCGATGTGGCGAGTCTGTATGTCGAGATGCCGGAGATCTCTGCCACGCAGCAGACGTTGATCACTATCGACTATGATGCGGGGAATGCAGACAACTCTGAAAATATGGTGTGGACCGGTACGGCCCCGGCAGCTCCGGAGAGCGGCGACGATCTGGTCGTCTGGAATCTGGCCGTGGCAGACGAGCTGTTTTCCTATACGTTTGGTTTTGACTCATATATTTACGCCGCACTGTTGCAGCGGTATGACCTTGCTGGCGCAACAATCGCCGTTGCCCAGCCCTATGGTATTGCCGTCGATCTTGACGTTGTAGAGCTGGAGCAACTCTACTCCATGCTGATGGAGATCTGGCTCATGCAGCTCTATGGCGATGTCCCGCTGCTCGCCGCCATACTTAGCCAGCCATATCGCGGGGCAAATATCCTGCAAAAAGAGCTGCTGCAGAAATGGGGAGCCGCCTTGGAGCTGGAGACTGGCCTGGTCCAGCCGTGGACCATGGCAGAGAGTCTTGATGTCGTGAGTGAACAGATCTACGGCATCGCCGCTGCTGTGCTGCAAGTGACCTCTGAGCAGCTTTATGCTATCAACGACTGTAGCACTCTGTTTACCGGTCTGGTCCAGCCATATGCTATGGCTGCCGAGACGGCTGCTCTCTTTATCTTTGATACCAAGATTTATGTCGATGGCGAGCGGATACCATATATCACCTGCGAGTGGCAGGCGACCAAGAGTGAGTACGCCTGGCACGTCGATTTTTCGGTAAAGAGTCTGGAGGTGGCTATCAGGTGTGCCGATGGGGCGGATATTGTCATTGTCTCTGCCGGGGATACCTACCGATTTCGATGTTACGAAGGATGGAAGCTGGATAAGCGTTATCTCGAGACCGTATACCGGATCGAGGCCTGGTCTCCGACCAGGGCGCTCGACCTGGCTGCTCCGCTTGTCGGTGATCTCTCCGGCATGGCGTCGGTCATCGCCTCCGATCTTGCCGCCCCGCACGGCATAACCGTTGATTGGCAGATGGCCGATGGTTTTATCAGGGGGGGAAAACTGACCGCCAACAACGAGACGCCGCTGGCGGTTATCCGTAAGCTGGTCGAAGACGGCAACCGGGGCAGGGTGCAGACTGCCGCAGATGGAATGACACTGCTCTGTGTTTGTGGAACTGAGACGCCGATTCCGGACTGGCCGACGGTGACACCGTTCCAGGTGATTGACGCCCGCATTGAACGGCGGTCGACTACCTGGCAAAATGAAATTCAGCCGGGGCATAACTCCTTTATCGTCAGTGATCAGCTGCCAACAGGTAATACCGAGCAGCTGATAGATCGCCTGATCGACCACCGGACTGCCGATGTTCGAGTCTATGTGACACCGCTGGCTGATGCGCCTGGATATACGTTGGAGCATAGTGGCGGAGCGTCCGTCTCGATTGAACCAATGGGTGTTGTCGGTGAGGTGGTGGTTGATGAACTGGTGGCGATCGATGGTGGGATCGGTAAAACCAGGTGGCCGATCTATGGCGTGGTTGATCGGGTCTGGCGCGAGCAGCAGCTTGGCGATATTGTGACGAGCGAGGATGGTATCATTCAGGCCGATATTGCAGGGTATTCACTGCTGCGGCTTAGCTATACCACCAGATTCTATCAATGGCTGGCGCGGGACAACAGGATTGAAGAGGTGCAGTTCATAGCCAGGAGGGCGGACTGATGGGCGAGGTGGTCGGTACCCTGGTCGTGCGCTTTGGTGAGTCGGTGGCATCAGTCTCCGGTGATATCGTGGCGGAGTGGGATGACACCCTCAATGTGGAGAGCTCGGGCGAGGTGAAAAGCCGATTCGTCCCTGGTGATGAGGCCTGGCTGCTCATTCATGCCGATCCTGGTCTGCAGATTGTGCGGGTAGCGGCGACCCATGGCAGTGTCAACGCTTCTGGGCAAGTGGTACAGCAGCGATCACAGGATATTGGTTTTGGCGGTGTTGATGATGGCCAGGATCTGCGCTATCTGCCTGCAGCCTCGATTGTGGGTCAATGGCTTGGCCGGGTTGGTGTTGGCTTGCAGATTGCCGGACGGCGGCTCACGGTGCAGGATGGTTTCCCGTGCCTCTTGCGGGCATCGTATCCTGTGCGGTTTCGCCGTTACCGACTGCAGACTCCGGCCATGACGTTGAACACTGATGAGACCTATCCGCTCCTTGTCTATATCTACTATACGGAGGCAGGTGCATGAGCTTGACAGTACGGGTTGAGCGCGGCCTTGGCGATGTTCCGAGCCCGACGGATATCGTCTGCAGCTATTTTGCCAGCGAGGCGGTGTTTCGTGAGGTTGGTCGGGTGGCGATCGATGCGGCTGCGCGTGGGTTGAAGACGGTCACCTTTACGCTGCCCGGCATGCGTCCCCATGTCCGCCCCGGGCAGATCATTCAGATTAACGACGAGGGCCGCGAGTATCGGGCCGAGGTCTCCTCGATCATGTATTCCGTCGGGCGGCAAGCTGATGGCAAGCCGTTTGCCACCTGTTCGCTTGGTTTACGGATGATGGAGGTGGTGTAATGAGATCGAGAGAGATTTTGCAACGATTGCTGCGCCAGCCAGACCCGGTGCGGATCTTTGCCACCGTGCAGAGTGTTACCACCGATGGCCGGTACCGGGTGACCGACGATCAGGGGCGAAGCATGACGGTTGATGGTGAGGCTGGATATCTGCCTCAGGTGGCGGTGATTATCCAATTGGGCAGGATTGTCGGCACTGGTCGGCGGCCTGCGGTGACGAAAATATACAGGGTGTGATGTGAAACTACGACCAGCTGATATTGTTGCGATTATTTTGGCCGTGGCCGTAATGGTCTACATCTTTTCCAACATGCTTACCACCCGGTACCCACACACAACGGCCGAAGAGGTTGAGGTGAAATATCACCGGGAGCAGGCAGAGGCAAAGCCGTGGCCGTGATGCAGGTTGATGACGAGACCAGGGTATTACTCTCGTGGGGAATGAAGATTCTCGGCTATTGTGCGTCGTTTATTGGCGGTGTGGTAACGGCTACCTGGATCGTTGCGACAAAAGTGAAGGGGTTTGAAACCAGTCAACGGGATCTCGATTTACGATTGAGTGCCGTTGAGGGTTTTCAGAAGCATTGCCCGGGTAAGGCCATGGCGGGTATTGACCAGCAGATAGCCGATTTGCCGGATCGCATAGAGCAGAAGATGGAAAAAAAGTTTGAGCGTGTGCATGAGAGGATCGACGAGATTTTGCTGCATGGCAAATGAGGTGACCAATGTTTCTTGAGACGACATTAATCGGATCTGCCCTGGGCGGTTTGTTTCGCCTGGCTCCAGAGGTGATCAGGCTGTTTGATAAACGGAACGAGCGAGCTCATGAACTGGCGATGATGGACAAGAACCTTGAGTATGATGCCGCTCGTCATAAATGGCAGCTGCAGGCTGTGGAAACCCAGGGGCAGATGGTGCTCGATGCTGCCGGCATGGAGGCATTGGTCGAATCTATAAGGGCCCAGGGGAGACCGACAGGTTTTGTGTGGGTGGATGCGATGAGTGCGGCCGTACGGCCCCTGCTGACCTTCTGGTGGGTGATTGTGCTCTACAGCCTGGTGCTAGGTGCCAGGTTTTACCTGATGACGAAGAGTGGACTTGGTTCGGCTGAGACTATAACCCTATTATGGGGTTCTCCGGAGCAGGGGATTGTCAGCTCGATATTCACCTTCTGGTTCCTTGATCGGGTCATCAAGAAGCGGCCGATCTCATGAGCATGCTGGAGTTGGCTAAAGGACTGGCCCGGCGGTTTGAAGGCGTGCGGTTGGTCCGTTATCTTTGCCCGGCCGGCTATCCGACTATTGGTTACGGCCACCGGTGCGCTCCGGATCAGCCGCCGATCGATGAAACAGAGGCCGAAATCTTGCTCGAGAACGATATGCTTGCCAGCTACCACCAAGGCGTGAAGCACTGCCGGCAGCTGATTGATGCAGACAATGGCAAGCAGGCTGCTATTGCCGATTTCGTCTTTAACCTGGGATCCGGTCGCTGGCGATCGTCAACCTTTCGACGACGGGTGCAGGATGGGGATTGGGATGCCGCTGCTGCTGAGTGCCGGCGCTGGGTACATGGTGGGGGAAGAAAGTTGCCCGGGCTGGTACTCCGGCGGGAGGCTGAGGTTGCGTTGATGCTGCTAAAAAAGTGATATTGGGAGTGATTGGAGGACATAAAAAAAGCTATGTTCTCCTGGAGAACTTCAGGAGAACATAGCTTGGTATTTTGGAAACCACTTTTATGTGGTTTAACTGTGTGAAATAATGGTCGGGACGAGAGGATTCGAACCTCCGACCCCAGCGTCCCGAACGCTGTGCTCTACCAGACTGAGCCACGTCCCGACCGGGTTTGCAAGTGAGAAATATCAGCTCACAAAGAGAAAACGACAATAGCACGGTGAACAGGATAAATCAAGAAATTGAAGCAGGGGAATGCACTTTTCCAGTATATGTGTCCTTTCATTAGCGGCCTTTGCCAATGAAAGGATAATTATACCAATTTCTGAAGAAGAGGACTGCACGTACAGCTATTGGCGGTTGTGAATTTTCTGAATAATATTGATTTTTACTATAGAATATCAAGGTTCCTGAAAGACCTTCTTGAGAAAGTATCGGGTGTAACCTGGAGGTTGATTATCGATCTGGCCGAATACCTCATAGCCGAGTTTCAGGTAAAAGTCTGGTGCCTGGAAACTGAAGGTATCGAGATATGTACCTATACATTCATTTTGGCGGGCAAATTTCTCGGCTTCCAGAATCAGGGTTCGCCCATAATCCTTGCCTCGGAAAGATTCTTCGACCCAGAGCAATTCAACATGCAGCCAATCCCAGGCAATTCGACCGTTCAATCCGCCACAGAGGCTACCGTCATCTTTTGTATAGATGAGAAGTATTGGCAAGAGCTTTACGCCAGGATAATGTGAAAGGTTGAAGTTGATGAGATTGGAGCGAAGGGCATCTATGATTGGCTGAAGGTCCTCCTGCGGTAGATTTGAGTGGTTGTGAAGGGTCAGTTTCATGAGTAATCGGTAATTTAAAGAGAAGGGGGATATTATTGTGTATAAGTCACCAAACTGAGCTGGTGAAGATTCATCAAGCAACTGGATAACCCGGAAAATAATATATCTGAGGATATCAGGAAAGCTCTACCATTACATGCGAAAGGTCTCTATGAGCATAGAAAATAGTAAAATCGACCTGCGCAAGGGTGAACGATCTGAACTGGCTGATCTTGCGAGTGATTTGTTGTGAAGCAGGGTGAGGAGTAAGGGGTGAAGTGTAAGGCGAAGGAGGTGAGGGCAGTTTTCTGGTGAAAATGTGCCACATTTTCTCCCTTCACATTTAACTACTCTGCCTGGTTCTGTATTGGTCTCAGGATAAAACAAAACGCCCCGATCAGAAGAAACTGATCGGGGCGTTTGTATAAAG